AGAGTCGTAAACTTCGTAAGAAAACAATGTCAGCAGAAGAAGTCTTTAAGTCTGGTATTCTAAAAGAAAGAACAGACACAGGAAGAATCTACTTAGTCTATATTGACAACGTAATGAATCAAGGACCGTTTGATTCTAGTGTTGATCCAATATATCAAAGTAATCTATGCTGTGAGATATTACTGCCTACGAAGTCTTTTAAGCGATTAGATGATGATAAGGGGCGTATTGCTCTCTGTACACTCGGATCGATCAACTGGGGCAGTTTCCGACACCCTGAAGACATGCGTAGAGCATGTCGTATACTACAACGTAGTCTTTGTAACATACTAGATTACCAAGACTTTTTGTCGATTCAAAGCAAACTGAGTAACGATGAAATCTCCCCATTGGGTATTGGTGTAACTAACTTAGCATACTGGCATGCAAAACGTGATTATAGATATGGCGACAAAGATGCTCTACAAGATGTTAAATCTTGGATGGAACATCAAGCATTCTTCTTAACAGAAGCAACAGTAGAGTTAGCAAAGGAAAGAGGCAAGTGTGGTAATAGTGATCAAACATGGTATGGACAAGGAGTTTTTCCTTGGGAGCGTAGAGCAGACGGTGTTAATAAACTAGCAAACTTCAAGCCAGAATGCGATTGGGAAACACTTAGAGCAGAGATGAAAGAGCATGGTGTTAGAAACGCAACTCTAATGGCGATTGCTCCTGTAGAATCATCAAGTGTAGTAATCAATTCAACAAACGGTATTGAAATGCCGATGAGTTTAATCTCTGTTAAAGAAAGTAAAGCAGGGTCATTGACACAAGTAGTGCCAGACTATCATATCAAACGTGTAAGAAATTCTTATCAGTTAATGTGGGAACAAAAAGATTGTGATGCATATTTAAAAACTGCGTCAGTATTAGCGGCATATGTAGATCAAAGTATATCTACTAACACATTCTACAATCCAGCACACTTTAAAGAACAGAAAGTACCAACAACATTGATTGCAAAGAACTTAATGCAGGCACACGGTTGGGGATTAAAAACTTTCTATTATAGTCTTATAAACAAAGCTGGTGTAAAAAGACAAGAAGTTGAATTAGCACAAATTGCACAATCATACATAGCTGAGCCAGAGTTCGAAGATGATGATTGTGAATCATGTAAATTATAAATGATTTTAAGTGTTGATAATTTTTTAGACAACGAAACGTTTGACATCCTAAACGCTTCTATGTTGTCAAAAATTGATAGTGCTAAATCCAGAACAGCAGATGATGTAGGAAATGAAAAATCATATTCAGTGTCATATACAGGACTACACGGTGATATTTTGCTTCCAAGTATGCATTTAGGTGCTCATATAAGACCTATTATTGATAAAGTTAGAAACTACATTGAGACTGAAATTGGTAAGTCAGTTCCAGATGTAGAAAGCACACATTATGCTTTTATGAGTCAAGGTTATGTTATTAGAAGGCACGTAGATTCTGTTTCAACACCAATTGATTTTGATGAATTAGCAAAGAATTATAAAGCATTTATTTTTAGTCACAATGAATGGGAAGAAGAATGGGGAGGGCATCTGTGTTTTAAAAGTACAGAAGAAGAATATTTACCTTTACCTAACAGACTGGTAGTATATACGACAGATGAACCACACTGGACTATATTGATGAATGAAAAAAGTGGTGATGCTACACGAATGATTATGGGCATTAGATTTGGAAACTATTATTAGGAATATAAAATGAGCAAAGAACAATACGATTTAACAACCAAGACAGATTACTTGAACAGAAAGATGTTCTTAGACCCTGCTGGTCCAGTAACAATTCAGCGATTTGAAGAAGTCAAGTATGATAAAATTGCTAACTTTGAAGAAACAGCAAGAGGTTTCTTTTGGATACCAGAAGAGATTAGTTTAACAAAAGATTCAGGTGACTTCAAAGATGCATCAGATGCTGTCAAGCACATCTTTACTGCTAACTTGCTAAGGCAGACAGCACTAGACAGTCTACAAGGCAGAGGTCCAGCACAAGTGTTTACTCCTGTTGCTAGTCTACCTGAAGTAGAAGCATTGTGTTATAACTGGTCTTTTTTTGAGACTAATATTCATTCACGTTCCTACAGTCACATTATCAGAAATATTTATAATGTCCCTAAAGATATCTTTAATACTATACATGACACAAAAGAGATTGCTGATATGGCATCTAGTGTCGGAGAATACTACGATGCTTTACATGTAATGAACTGTAAGAAAGAGTTAGGACACAAAGTAGACGAACACAAGCATCTTACTGCGATTTGGATGGCTTTACATGCTAGTTATGCCTTAGAAGCATTACGATTCATGGTATCATTTGCTACATCATTGGCAATGGTAGAAAACAGAATCTTTATGGGCAATGGTAACATCATTTCATTAATCTTACAAGACGAACTCCTTCACAAGGGTTGGACTGCGTTTTTAATCAATCAAGTTGTCAAAGAAGATGAGCGTTTCCATTCAATCCAAGAAGAGTGTAAAGATGAAGTCTATGCTTTATATATGGATGTTATTAGAGAAGAAAAAGAATGGGCTGATTACTTATTTCAGAAAGGACCAGTAATCGGATTAAACGCAAACATTCTAAAAGATTTCGTAGACTATACAGCATTAGAATCATTGAAAGCAATCGGTATCAAGTATAATGAATCTGCCCCTAGAGTCAGTCCTATTCCTTGGTTCAACAAGCATAGCGACACTAGTAAGAAGCAAACAGCATTACAAGAAAACGAATCAACTAATTATGTTATCGGTGTTATGTCAGAATCACTTGATTATGACGATCTACCTGAACTAGCATAATTATTATTTGACCGCCTCTAATCGCATTAAATATAGTAATAACATTAAACATCACACAGGAGAAATGATGAAAGCAGTAGTATGGAGTAAAGACAATTGTACATATTGTGACCAAGCAATTAAATTGCTAGACGCACAGGGAATTGAAACAGAAGTAAAGAAAATCGGACATGGTTACACACTACAAGACTTGTTAGAAGTTGTGCCTAATGCTCGTACTGCTCCGCAAATCTTTTTAGATGAAGAATATGTTGGTGGGTTTACTGAATTAAAATCAAAATTAGAGGGATAAGATGAATATAGCAGACGCAAAAAAGAATACAGTTTATACATTTAAACTAAACAGTGGTGAAGAGTTAATCGCAAAGGTACTTGACACAGACAATGATAATTTTATTATTGAACACCCTGTTTCATGTGCTCCTGGCCCTCAAGGCATGGGACTTATCCCAAGCATGTTCACTAACGATCCGCAGTTATCCGTAACACTAAATACTAGTAGCGTTGCACTTTTTGCTGAAACTGAGACATCAATCAGAGACAAGTATAGAGAAGCAACAACAGGCATATCAGTGCCAGACAAGCAAATAGTATTAGGATAAAACTACATGGCTAAACTAAGCCGCGAAGGGGATAAGAATGACGTTGGTGGAGCCATCATGCGAGGCGCTTCCACAGTGTTTGCTAATGGCAAACCAGTAGGCCTACATGTCAGTCAAATAACTCCTCACAAACCGTTTAAACCAAAGAAAAAGCATATACCGCATAAAAATGCAAAAACTACTGCGGGCAGTCCAACTGTATTCTGTGAAGGAGATCCAGTTCTAAGAGTAGGATCTGGTAATTCATGTGGTCACAAAATAAGTGAAGGTTCCCCAAATGTCTTTGTGCCTTAGGATACTATAATGGCGAATACAGGCAAGCAAAGTCCACTAGGTCAAAATGTATTAGGCGGACTACTACAAAATAGATGTCTTAGAATCAATCCTAATGCTGAATACTACATGGGTATCAGTAAATCAAACTCTGACTACACATACGGAAAGTTAGTCGAAAGCACTGTCCTTAGAATGCTTACATGGTCTATCAACGATGGCTTTACTAGACAAGCAACTACTAGTTTATCAGATGCTACTTACAATAATCTAATTTCGATCAGTGGAGATGGCGCATGTTATGCGTTAGGAAACGCTAAACCACCTACATATGTTGTGTCTGACCCTTCAGGGGTATGGACCGCAAAATCTTTAGCATATGCAGGCCTTACAACAGTCGATGCAAGTAGTTTACTTATAGGTCCTACATATACTATTGCGACAGTAGGTAATACTGACTTTACTTTATTAGGTGCCGCTGACAGTGTAGTAGGTACTGAATTCGTAGCAACAAGTAATAGTTTAACAACGAGTGGGAATTTTGTTTTAGG